CATTTAACTTTCTTTTTAAAGCTATGCCTTTGATAACATCGCTGGCCTTTGAACTGACCAGACTTATACGTCTTTGTGCATCTGTATAGATAACTCAACTTAACCCTAAATCTTTTTCTGCTCTAGAAATAACATCGCCCATATCAGTTTGTCTTGGGTCATTACCTTCATCGAGAGTTACACAGCAATCAGCATAAGCCCATCCAATACCTTCAAGAACTTCATACTTTTTAGTGCGTTCATTTGGTAGCTTGGCGATCTCGTTACCTAATACATTAAGCATGTCACCCATGATTAACTTGTTAACGTTCTTTTCTCTGTTGGTTGCCATACCTTTTAATACAGAAATTGCTTTTTTTATCTTATCCACATTGCACCTCATTCATAGCCGGCTGGTGGTACTCACCCCATTTAAAACCTACCGTTGTGACTGGTTCACCGACTATCATTAATTAAATATGGAATGTAATACCAATCCATAACTGTTCACGTTCTGCTTCGCCAGAGCCTGTCATTCTAGTAAATACAGGGTCATCATTTTCGTCAATGCCAGTTTGCTTTGTAGACGTAAACATATGATTAACATCATATCGAATATACTTAACACTCAATGTTTTGTTACCAGATAGTTTAGTCGATAACCCAACAAACATACCTTCACCATTATCTGTTGACGATGCTACAGGCCAATTTTCAACTGGTGCACGACGAGCATTATCAGGTACAGATATTACGCCTAAAGATACTTTTACAATACCAACTTTTGCAAACGCACCAACAGAGCCACCTAATCCAGCATTATTAAAAAAGGCTTCGTAACCTAATCCAATATCACCATCTGTGCTTTGTCCAAATGCTAAATTAGCATATCCTTTTGATTGTTCACCAGCGTTACTTGTAATGTCTTGGGTAGATACCCCATAGATACTAATAAAAGTATCCGCCATTACACTCGTGCTCATCAATAGAGCGATTAATACAAACATCATTTTCTTCATCTTCTTTCTCCTTCGGTTAACTAAAAAGTTTATATACTACAAAACCCATTACTACTACATAAACAATGATGGCGCTTAATATACACCAATCCCATTTCATAATACTTTTGATTATATTTATCATGCTCTTTCTATCCCCGGTAATTTTTTACCACAATTGTTTTTACATGCTTTTTCTTTTGAACAATACTCTTGTAAAGAGTTATAAGAATTTAATAAATCTTCAATCGCATCAATTCTATCAACTTCATTAAAAAGCTCTATGCTATTAAGTCTGCCTACTTTATTGATTACGTCACACTTCAATTCATCTTCATTCATAACCGTATTAACCCCTCAACCATTTCAGGATTTTCATAAACGTTACCAATGATTTCTATTTTTGTTTCGCACAAATCTTCAGTTCCATTCCCATAGCAATCAGTTTTAAATCCTGCATCTTCAAACCAGACGTCACCTTTATGACTCATAGTTTCATACCATAAAATATCGCCTTCAAAAATCTTCTTGCCATTAATGTCTTTCATGCCAGTGTACAACATAGGAATGAATTGTTTTTCTTTATCGTAAATAACACTTAATGATGTGCTACCTCCATTAACATTAATAAATCTGCCATCAGTCAATACCGTTAATTGGTCTTTAACCATTTGCTCTGAATAGAACATTTTCTTTTGTGAGACGTGCCAGCCTCTAATTTCAATTTCCATCATCTTCACCTATTGTATTTATTATTGCTAATCTTATAGCTTCTTTTCTTTTGACGTTTTCTTCAACTAATTTTCTTTCGCAGTAACCAAGAATAAAACCAATCACAAAACAAAATATCACAGTACACGGATATTTCCAGTCTTGATAGTTATTCCAAAAATCACGCCATTCCATTCTTTGCCTTGATTATATGTTCTTCAAGTATTAAACCTATCCTTGCGATTATGCTTGGACACATTGTATTTGTGCCGGGTATCATATGCATTGTAATAGGACTATAAACATCTTGTAATTCTTTAGATAGCGCAAGTGGGTCATACCCATTTTGAAGTAGCGCAGATGATAACCTTGTTACTAATTGAATCATTTCAAAATGGTCAGGGTCATCTAAGCGTACAAAGATTTCAAACACCTTTCCATTCTTATCAGAATTAATTGTGGTATAAAACGTATGGTCTTGGGTATCACTCTTATATGTAATGCCCGGGCTTATACGATCAAATTGGTCTGCTAACATCATAACCCCTTAGATTCAAGACAAGCTTCTATCAAGTCAACAATCTTACGTTCAAGAGCAACGTCTTTCTTGTTAGCCTTTTTGCTATGGTTTTCTTTATACTCATTTAATGCATTAAGCATAAGAGTATTTATTTTAACTCCGGTAAAACCATAAGTCTCAATATACCAATCATCTAGCTCTTTTGGTAGATATAACTGACGTCTATTTGTGTTATCGTTTGCCATTAAATAAGACCTTTTTCTTCTGCCAACCATTCGTGAATAAAAATAGTTTCTGGGTCATTCTCTTCACCAGAATAATCGTCAATTTGTGACCTTGGAATCCATACAACGTTATCATTCAAATCTAATACTTGCAATGCTAACTCTGTATGTGCTGTAACTTCTACGTTTACTTCAATCAGGCTGCTCATCTAATATTCCTTTCGGTTGTGTGTTGTAATTCTCTGGAGCAAATATAACACTGTATAACATTAAAGTCAATTTAGGTTTTTCGTTGGTGCTATGTGCTATTCCTTATATATAGGGGGATTTTGACCAGCCATACAGTATATTGTAATATGCTTATATACGTCATATTACCTATTGCATCGTACAAGAATGCTGGTATAATAGAGCCATGATTCAAGAAATTATATTTCTATAATCCACAAGGAAAACGAAAATGAATAATGAATACAATGGTCATAGTTTTATCGCAAAAGATGTAAAAGGTAAACTTTCAAAATCAGAATTCAAAGGTTTGGATATTTGGTTTTCGTATGCTGAACCAATAGCTATTTCTAATGGTGAAAGAGTTATTGTAAACTCTGAGCTATTCTCCCCAACGACAGCAAGACATATTTCTTATGTCAAAAAAATACACACTGAAATCGATAATTTACCATTTAATGAGTTTAATGATAAACTCAAAAAAATTCTTGATGGTAAATCAGAGGGGCGGTGGTATGATTAGTCAAAGTTTTTTACTTGCTGGTAATGCAACATTCACTGTATCCAATCCAGACGGTGACCATTACACATTCAAAGTAAAGAAAACGAAACATAAAAATGCTAATGGGAAATATAGATTTTTTATAAGCATTCTTACTGGGCCGGATTTCTATACATACTTAGGAATGGTTGTCTCTCCACATGACGGATGTGGTCAGGTAACTTTAACCCAAAAATCAAAATACATAATAACCTCGATTCCATTTAGAGTTGCTAATTGGGCTATCCAGCACGTATTTGCAAATGTACCAGAACCAAAAGGTTATAAGATTATCAACGCTGGTAGATGTGGCAAGTGTGGTAGGAAGCTTACTACGCCAGAATCAATTGAATCAGGTCTCGGACCGATATGTAGAGGTAAACGTGATGAGTAAAGAAGTAATGGCATTGATTGGCTGTACTGTAAATGACCCATCTTTAGAATATGCAAAAGCTGACGTCATAGCAGAGATTGCTACTAGTGGAACGGATGCTGATGGTTTCAAAGATAATGAAACATTAGGATTAGCGAGAGATAAATATGGCTCACACTTTTTATATAGAGGTAGCAAAGATTCAAGTTTATCCGATAAGCATATGTCTGTTTATTTTAGCGATGATTGTGATAACATACCAGAGCTATTGCGAGAGCTTGCTCTTGAGATTGAAAAAGAGTATATGTCTAATGTTTAACTCGGCAATGGTCACTCTTGGTGCAAATATAATTGTGTTTTTGATTTATTACGCAATAACTACTCTATAAATCTAACCTTACTTATGTTATAATAGACTAACAAGAAACATACTTTTAACGAAAATAACAGGTGAAACAAATGACAAAATTAATCAAAGCAATAACGGTAGACCCATATCTAAAAATGATTACTGAATCAGAAATTGAAAATTCGCTGGAAGGGTTTCAACATGCAATTGGCGATCATTTCATAGAGCTTGTTCGACTTGATGACAACCAATTAATGTACGTTGATAGTGAAGGTTTATTCCGTGAGAATCAACAGTTCTTTGTATATAACAAAAAATTCCCATTTGCAGGTAAAGCAATAATATTTGGTGATAACGGTGAAGGTGGCTCAATAGATACAAAATACATTGCTACTGACGTTGCCAAGAAAGTTGATTTCCATTCTGTAGAAGAAATTCAACGAATGAGATTAGGCTAATGAGCAGAATAGAAGCTTTTCCTCGTCCTACAAGAACATATAAAACTTATATGAAAGCTAAAAAGATTATTACTAGTCTTGAAGACGGTAATTATAAGTGGTCTATAATATGTACGGAAGAGGGTAGATATTTCCCTCATATCTTTTTATCAACAAAAAACACACACCTATCGCATTTCTATTTTATAGAAAAAGGTTGCTGCGTAACAATGGAGTCAAGCTAATGGAAAATACGGAAGAGTTTGAAACTGCATTACAAAATGTTTGGCAAGCAATAGGTAGTGACGTATTAGAAATGTGTGATAATAATACAGCTAGTAAATCAGAAGTTATTGAAATGGTTTTAGACGCAAACAGAATAAACAACTTTGGAAATTTAACGCCAGAATTATTGTCTGAATGGAACAGCTTAGATTTATGTGACAAGATTTCAGTTGCGAAAAAATCTTTCAACCATAGCTTTTACGGATATTAAATGATAATGAGTAAAAGGTTTGGAACCGCAACTATCATACATGAAGGTATACATTATTTCGCAAATGGTTTCAAATATTTTGAACATAATGTAAGTTCAAGCGTTGCGCACAGAGTTGGTAATGCGTGGATAAAAGATACAATTAAAATAACCATCAATTTAGCAAATGAATTGATTGATTACGCTGACAGGCATTAGGAGAATGAAATGAAAATATTAGTTTTTATATCTGTATTTCTTATTATCGTTACAGCTTGTGGACAAAGAATATATGATCGTTGGCAGGTAAAATGTGATAGTGGATTTGAAACGCCAGTATCCCACTGGACATATATAGATGATGGCGCTATACATTGGAGAGTTAATAAAAAGGGGCAATCGTTTGTAAGAAAAATGTTGCCCGGCGAAGTCTGTACAGACAAAAGGATAAAAATGAAATGAGCATGAATAATAATGAGCGTGCAAAAGATGAGTATAGGCTTGTTACCGATGGTAAGAAGCTGTATAGATTGCATCCAAATTTTGATATTCCTGATGGCGTAAAAGAAGTTTTTACTCATCATGGCTCTAAGGTATATCAAAGCAATGGTAAGTTGATGCCAATGTTCCAAGCAGTACAACGTATTCAACCAAGAGTTAATCTAAGAAAAAGTGTTATTGCCGTAAGACAAGCTCTAGGGATTAAGATTTAATGATAGTCAAGCTAGATTTACAAGCACTTGATAATCTTCGTGGACAATCAATCACAAGATTAAAAGAAGCAACAGGTGAGATTATTACTGAGTTTACTTGCGATGATTGTGATTCAAGATTTACGTGCTGTTATGTATTTGATATTTATAACACTGATGGCGATTGTTTAGCAATGAAATAAAGGTACGTTATGACTGTAAAAAATATAGTAACCAATGAGAAAAAGCTATCCCTTGTGAGCCTTTATGTAGACAGCTATACAGAGGTTTTAGGGATTGCCAGTGACCTAGTAGATACAGCTATTTTTTACTCTAAGATGCCCATAGGCTGTGTCGGTTTAGCATGTAATCAAATTGGAATACTTAAAAGAATTATTGTTATACGGTTTGAAGGTAGCTGGTTGGTTATGATTAATCCAGTTATTGAGGAAGCGTGGGCAGGTAAGTTCAACGCAAAAGAAGGTTGCTTGTCACGTCCCGGTAAGTCAGTTAGCATGAGAAGATACAAGAAAATAAGAGTTACTTATACTGACGTTACAGGTGACAGAATAAACAAAAAATTTACGAAGTTTAATGCGAGAGTTATACAACACGAAGTTGACCATCTTGATGGTAAGTATATATAGCTCTATACAGGAATCCGATTCGTGGTTTCAAAGTTGATATTAACTAATGTCTGATTACGCAATAATAAAAACAAATAAAACTAATAAAAAACAATTTTATTTAATGGCAAACGCTGCTGGAACAAAAACATTTAAAGAAGATTTTAGAGGTGCGTGGACTCATAAAGACCACAGAATTGCTTCTAACATGCTAGATTTATGCGTTGCTAAACATGGAGATACAAATGAGTTTGATTACGTTATTGATGATTTTAGTGAAGTTGGAGATTGGTAAATGAGTGCAAAAGAAGTTCTAAGAAAGTTTAATATACCGTCTTTAGAAGAAGTAGAACTAAATGACCAAGTTTTACTTTCTGAGTTTTTAAAAACTGGCAATCAAACATTTCTGGTTGGCGTCCTACTTAGAGCGTTAAAGAAAAATATAAAAATGACTGAAATTGTAAAAAGTGTATCAGAAATTAATGATAATCTAATAGCTGTGCTAAAAAAGCACGAGGCAAAAATAGAAGAAATGGAATCAAGGCTAAAAGATATATACACTGTCAATAGTGATGATATGAAACATTGACGTAAACATGAGCAAGAAAGCGATATTTAGATGTGTTATAATATACACTCATAAACAGGAGATATACAGGTGGAAGAACAAGCAAAACCCGCAGTTGAAGAATTAATCCCATTATCATTGAGACAGCAAGATTCAATTGATTTTTTGGTTGATGCCGTCTTGGATAAAAAGAAATGTGTTGGATTCATTGCACCCGGTGGCTGTGGTAAAACATTTTCTTTAAAGCATTTTGCCAAAGACCCACGGCTTTCTGGTATTGATATTACTTTTACAGCAACTACAAATAAAGCTGCTGCTGTAATGAAAAAAGAAGGGGTGAAGGGAGCTAAGACCTTACACGCTGCAATCTCAAAGCATGTATCAACTCCTATGTATACAAACATGGCAGCAATGTTTAAATTAAGAGATAAAGAGCCTGACGCAGTTCAGACTTTTTATAATGATGTTGCAGATTTCTTAAAGGAAATAGAAGTAAAGCAAGAAGATTTCTTTAAGTATAAAAATGAGCGAGAGCTTATTGCTGAAAATCGCATTGATGCATTTGATGATAGAATTTTTTCTCATTATGTAACAGAAGATTACAAAGGTGGCGTATGCTCAATTGATGAGTCATCTATGCTACCAACCAAATCCCAATACAAAAAAGATGAAGGCAAAGACGGTTTTCTTAAAATGAAAACTATTGGCCTTGATTCTGTATTAAAAGTATTTGATACAGTAATACTCGTTGGTGATGATTCTCAACTACCACCTATCAATGGTACATCATCGTTTGAAGATATTGAAAAAACAACTCTTACAGAAAACTTCCGCTCAGATAAAGGTTTGTTAAGATTGTTAGAATATGCAAGGGAAGGAAAAAACCTAGCTAATTTCATTCCAGAGAAAGGTGAAAATGTACGGATTGTTGCATCAGTAGGCTCAGAGTATTTCGTAAGAGAACAGTTAATTGAAAACAGTGTTACACATATTGTTTACAGAAACAAAACTCGTAAAGAAATAACCAAGCAAATAAGAGTTGGATTAACGTCTGACCCAGAATTAAATGAGCCTATTGTATATAAAGGTGCAAACATTGACGAACCTAATGATTCTATATCTAAGAATGAAACGGGATTCTTTAATGGTATGATGGGTGAATGGGAGAACCATTCTCAAGTTGTACAAGGTAGAAATTTTGATGAGTATGGAACAGGTTTCACGTACTTACAGTATGCTTATGCTATAACAGCACATACTTCTCAAGGTTCGTCATTTGATTATGTTGTAGTTCATGTTGATGATATTCCTCATTTCATAGATGCAGAAACAAAAAGAAAATGGATTTATACTGCGGTTAGCAGAGCAAGAAAAGGTATTGTAGTAGTTTATTAATCAACTAGTAATTAAATGAGGGTTTGACATGTCGAAAGAATTTGACCAAGATGAATTGGTGTTACAAGAATTAAAAAATCAAAACATAGAAGGTTTAACGCCAAGAGGTAGACTTGCTATCCGTGAAATGACAGAAGAGATATATAATCCGGGAGCAATAATATTTGTCTTGTTAAGTTTGAATTCAAGAATTAGAGAGCTTGAGAAACAACTATCGCAAGTTAAATTTAATGGAGAAATGCATTGAAAACACTTTACGCAATTGATAATAAAGGTCAAATCAGAGTTTGGTCTGTTGAAGAACTAGACGATGGCATCCTAATGATGCATGGGGTCATGGGCGGAGCTATGCAAGAAAAACATGAGCCTATTTATGAAGGTCTTGCAACTCGAACTATTGAAGAACAAATTCATAGTAGAGCAGAATCTCGTATAAACAAAAAGATTGATGCTGGTTATTGCAGAACTCTTGAAGAAGCGAATAGCAAACCACGTACTAATTCATTAGGTTTTCAAAAACCAATGCTTGCTGCTAAGTTTGTAGATTGCAAAAAGATAGATTACTACGACTTATTTGTACAGTATAAGTATGATGGTAATAGAATGTTAGTCCGTAATGAAAATGGTACTAATATTGCATATACTCGCAATGGTAAAGTTATTGATACTATACCTGAAATCATAGAAGGTATGATTATACCAGAAGGCGTCACAATTGATGGTGAGATTTATTGTCATGGTGAAAGCTTGCAAACTATTGTTTCATGGGTTAAGCGCAGACAAGAAAATTCTTTGAAATTAAGATACCATGCTTATGATGTAATGATAGATCGTAATTATGGATTAAGATTGGAAATGCTTAAAGATATGGAGCTTGGCGAGTTTGCAGAAGTAGTGCCGACTTATAAGTATATTCCTGAGCCTAATAATTATATAACTGATGCATTAAACGATGCAATAAAATTAGGCTACGAAGGTTTAATATTAAGGCAGAATGATTTTGGTTATGAAACTGGCAAGCGTAGTAAGTCTTTAATTAAGGTAAAACAATTCTTAGATGACGAGTTTGAAATAACTGGTATGCATTTATCTAAAGATGGTTTGCCTATGATTAACTTCAAAACTGATAGAGGTACTTTTGGAAAAGCAACTGCACCGGGTTCAATGGAAGAGAAACATGCCCATTGGGAAAACGTAGAAAATGTTGTTGGCAAATGGGTTCATTTAGAGTATAGTCAGTGGACTAAAGATGATAAACCTTTTCACCCTACAGCAACCGCAATTCTTGATACTAAAGATGAACTTAAATAAAAGGTAAAATATTATGACTAAAAAACTTATAGCACAAGACGTGCTTGATTATGAAAAGGCAGTTTCAGATTTAGCAACAGCAAAAAAGACTGAGATTGATTTACGGAATAAAATCATTGGTGCTTTCAGATACGATAATGTTGAAGGAACTCATCACAAAACTGTTGATGGTCTTGATATCGATATTGTTATCAAACTTGGTCTTGGTAGAAAAATTGACCAACCTGCGCTTGAAGCAATTTGGGATGAATTGAATGAAGAACAACAAAGCATCATCAAATGGAAAGCAGAAATCATTGTAACGAATTTTAAAGAACTTGTTGAAGAAGATGGAATTGGTGAGTTGTTAAATTTGATTACTGAAAAACCTTCACAACCGACTGTTAAGCTCAAATTTGAGACTGAATAAGGAACTCTAGTAAATGGCTGATATAGTGATAGATAAGAGCTTAAATGTGCATCTGGGGCTACCAGAGGACTACCAGTTAGACAAGGGTGAAGCCTTTAAGCTATGGCAGTATTTTATGACCATGCTTGAAGACAAAAGACCAATCGGTAATTTGTTAGTATCATATTACATAGATTTTCACGGTGATGTGGTAAACAATCCAAAATCAAAACAGGATGAAATTGTACGAGATATAATACTTAATATGGATAAGAAAGACCAGTTTGAGATAATGACGGAAATGGCGGCATATCCAGACGGTTACAAAGTTGACAACGAAGAGTAAAGTGTGTTATAATAAAATTTAATCAGGAGAATAAAGACAATGGCTATAAAATTAACAACAACGAGTCAAAGCTCACGCTTTGTAAAAGCACTAGGTTATGGTGATGCCGGTGTAGGTAAAACTGTTTTATGTTCTACAGCGCCTAATCCAATTATCATATCAGCAGAAAGTGGTTTATTATCACTTGCGCATTTAGATATTCCAGTTATTGAAGTGAAAACTTTGGAAGATGTAAATGATGCATATCGTTTCTGTACTGAATCAGAAGACGCAAAACATTTTGAAACTGTATGTTTAGATTCTATTACTGAAATTGCAGAAGTAATGCTTAACAAGTATAAGAAAGAAGATAAAGACCCACGCAAATCTTATGGCTTGTTAGCTGAAAATATGTCAGAACTTGTTCGTGCTTTTAGAGATTTAGAAAATCGACATGTTTACTTCTCTGCTAAGATGACACGGATTGAAGATGAACATACTGGCATATCTACATTCCGACCAATGATGCCGGGTAAAACTTTGGTTAATGGTTTGCCATTCTTCTTTGATGAAGTTCTTGCATTACATATTGGCAAAGAAGAAGATGGTACTCCATTCCGTTATATACAAACTGAACCTGATATGCAATACATAGCAAAAGATCGTTCAGGAAATCTTGATACAATTGAGCGCCCAGATTTAACTCATCTATTTGATAAAGTATTAGGTGAAGCAAACCCACGCTTATCAGAAAATCAAATGACAAATAAAAATGCTGGTGCAGCTACAGCTAAACAAGAAGAAGACCAGAAATCTGAATCAGAAGAAACCGAAGTAGCAAAATCTGATAAAGAAGATTAATTCTACCCTGCCGCATTTAGGACTACATACCAGTGTCCTATCTGCATCTACGGCATTTTTTAAAATAACTGGTATGATCGCATATGTTGTGTCTGGGTATTCCTTGTAAATATCCACACCTACATGACAGTATGCGACGGTTAATGCACGCTAAGTATAGTCCTAGTTAGTGATGTTGCTAGGCACAAATTCTAATAGTATATGGGAGCTATTCAAAATCCCTAAAATTAAGATGGTAGCGTAGCTACATAAAATGAAAGTGAGGTAGTAAAATGGCAGAACTAAACTTTAATGGTGCTGGACAAGATGCGATGGACGACTTTTCAGTTGTTCCTCCTGATACATACAATGTCCAAATCGTAAAATCTGAAGTTGTTCCAACCAAAAAGAAAGATGGAACATTGTTAAAAACTCAGTTCAAAGTTATCGATGGTAAGTTTAAAGGTCGTATCATTTTTGGACAGTATAATTTAACAAATCCAAACCCGCAAGCAGTAGAAATTTCTAAGAAACAAATGAAAACTCTCTGTGACGCAATTGGCAAACCTGATGGTGTAAAAGATTCTAATGAGTTGCATAACGTTCCATTGCAAATCAAAGTGTCTGTTAAAGCAGCAGAAGGCAATTATGCCGAGCAAAATGAAATCAAGTTTTATAGCAAGTATGACGGTCCAAAGACTGAAACAGCATCTAGTGAAGGTTCTAGTGCTGCTAATCCTGCTAATCCTGCTTCTGCTGAAGTTAAAGCTGAAGGCGGAGCTCCTTGGGCTAAATAAAACTTAGTTTCTTTATCGTAAATATCCCCTAGAGATAGGGGATATTCTTTAGGAATATATATGGCAAATTTAGAAGAGTATTTCGCAAAAAATCCAACAACAATAAAAGATTTAATTGATGACATTGGTAAGTTTAAAGGTTTACCTCGCCCATATTTAGGCATGTCACAACTAGGTGAAGAGTGCTGGCGTAAGTTATGGTATTATTTTAGATGGTGTGCTTATCAAGAATATGATGGTAGAGTACAAAGAATTTTTAATACTGGTCATAAAGCGGAAGCTGATATGATTAGAGATTTAGAAAGTATCGGAGTTAAGACTTGGGATACTTTAGATGCTCAAGCAGGATTTACTGCCGTGAGTGGTCATTGTCAAGGTCATGGTGATGGAGTTGCAAATAATATACCCGGAGCAGAAAAGACAGACCATTTATTAGAGTTCAAAACTAGCTCAGATAAATATTTTAAAGAGTTAGAAAAGAAAGGTTTAATGGCTAGTAAACCTACTCATCATGCGCAAATGGTTTTATACATGCATAAGAGTGAACCTAAACTTACTCGTGGTTTATACATGGTTTATAACAAAAACACATCTGCATATTATACTGAACGAGTAAAAGCAGATAGCACATATGCAAAAGATTTACTAAGAAAAGCAGAAGATATAATCACGTCTGAAACTGTGAATGCATTCTCAAAAATTGGCAATGGCTCACCTTCATTCTTTAAATGTAGATTTTGCGATTATTCTGATTTATGTCATAATGATGCAATGCCTGTAAAAACCTGTAGAACTTGTACAAGCGTAAGTTTGCTTGATGATGGCAAATGGGGCTGCGGGATTCAGAATGATAAGATTTTAGATAACAAAGCACAAGCTGACGCTTGCCCAAATTATAACATGCTAGGTTGTTTTAATGGATAAAGATTTAATGATTGTTGAGAAGCCGATTGAAGGTGAATTTATACCTGCCGGTTTTGAAGATAGATGGTATCAAGAAGAAGCAACTGTCGCTGCTCTTGAAGCTATTGAAGATAAAAACCGTCATCCTATAATCGCAGTTCCTACTGGTGGCGGCAAAACTCATATTATAGGAAAGATAATAAATCGCTACCTATACAGGAACCCGACTCGCGATATCGTAGTTCTAAGTCATGTAAAAGAAATCCTTGAGCAAGATTATGATGCTATTATAGAATATACAAATGAACCAGTCGGGCTTTATTCTGCTATGCTTAATTCAAAAGAAATAGCAAGAGTAACTATCGCAGGAATTCAATCAGTATATAAAAGAGCAATAGAATTTGGTGACGTAGGTCTTATCATTATTGATGAATGTCATTTAGTTACTGATGATAATGACGGAATGTATAGAACTTTTCTTGCTGAGTTTAATTGTAATTTTATTGGTTTGACAGCAACACCATTTAGACCTCGTGGATATTTACATCTTGTTAAGAATGCTTTGTTTACAGATATATGTTACGATTTAACTTCATCTGCAAACTTTAGACGTCTTATTGATGAAGGTTTTCTTTGCAAACTTTACTCTAAAGCTACACACCTTAAAATGGACGTCTCAGATATTAAAACTCAAGCTGGAGATTTTAATACTAAACAGATGGTTAAGAAATTTAATACGGAAGAAGTAACAGAGATAGCTTTAGACGAAACTATTAAGATAGGAAACAATTATAAGAAATGGTTAATATTTGCCATATCAATTGAGCACGCTGAGGCCATTAGGGACTATCTAAATGACGCAGGAATCAATACTGGTATAGTTCATTCAAAGATGAAAGAAACTGGCGAAGATAGGGATGAAATGCTTGACAGGTTTAGGACTCCATTTTATCGAGCTATGGTAAATGTAAATGTTCTAACAACAGGACTAGACATAAAGGAAATTGATTTAATAGTGATGCTCAGACCTACTCAAAGCCCTGTTATCTATGCTCAGTCAGTAGGCAGGGGGTTGAGGGTGGCAGATGGTAAAGACCATTGCTTAGTCTTAGACTTTGCCGGAAATGTTGCTAGACACGGCCCTGTTGATGATATTCATATAAGACAGAAAGGCGAGAAAAAGAGTGGTGACCCAGTAACGAAAGAATGCCCTGCATGTATGGCTATATGCCATCCAATATTAAAGATATGTGAAGCTTGTGGCCACGTATTTGAATTCAAAGTTAAGATAGCTCAAACAGCGTCAGAATTAGATATTCTAAAGAAGACAAAGAAAGGTTGGGTTAACGTTAACCTAATAACAATAAACAAACATAAGAAAATACATAAACCTGATTCTATAAGAATTGATTATATATGCGGACTTAGAAGATTCTCACAATGGGCTGCTATTAAATCTAATTCTGGGTATATGGCACGATCTGCAAAATATGTGTTATCAAAGTTTTATGACTTTCCCGAAGATTTTGAATTTACAGTTGAAAATATATTAGAAGTTAGAGACGATTTTAAAGTACCAAAAAGAATATACGTAGACCAAACTGAAAATTATCCTCAAGTTGAAGATATAGATTTTATAGGAGTAGAAAATGAAACCGAAGATTGAAGTTAACGCAAATCAGATGCAATCAATTCAAGATTTGTTTAAGATTGGAATGTCTCGCGACATACCACAATTATTAAATATGAACGGTGGGTTTCAAATTAATGTTGGTGTCGGCACTTATAAAATTTTACATAATGCAGAGTCTATTGACTATCCAGAATGGGACGCTAGAACAGACCATTTGCCTTATGAGTCTAGTTCAGTTGACGTTATTCATTGCTATCATTTTCTTGAACATATGGCAGACCCAGTAAGAGTTTTGTTAGAGTTTCAAAGAGTGTTAAAGGTTGGAGGCTACGTTAATATAGTTGTTCCATATTATAACTCACATTTACAAGCTAAATGTTTAGACCATAAATCAATGTTTAATGAATCAACGTGGGATAACCTTTTCAACCAATATTCATATGATAACGGTTCTGGGGAATGGAGGTTAGAAGTACACACTACTTTTATAATGGGCGTTGAAGAAAAGAATCTTGCGCTACTAACTCAATTGGTGAAGGTATGAAAATATTTGGAGGAGGTCTATCAGGTTTAATTGCAGGTATCGCTAATCCTAGAGCACAAATTTATGAACGCAGTAAATTTTCTGATGTCAAAGGTCATCAAGCGTTACTTAGATTTAGAACAATGGCAGTTAGCGATATGACTGGTATTAAGTTTAAGAAAGTAAAAGTAATTAAGTCTATTTGGTTTGAAGGTAAAGAATGCCAGCCATCGCCAAGATTAGTTGCTATGTATTCCAGAAAGAATACAGGGCATTATGAGAACCGCTCTATAATGGATATAGACACAGTTGAGCGATATGTTGCTCCAGATAATTTCCATGAGTTGCTTGTTAAAGAATGCGAAGATAGAATATTTTATGAGTATGAAGTTGATGAAGCAAGTTATAAAACTGATGAAGATATAATCTCTACGCTACCATTATCTTTCAATGCAAAAATGCTAGGTTACAATTTTGATACCAGTAAGAATAAAAATATCATCTATGTAACAAGAATTACAATTCACGCTTGTGATATGTATACTACAGTTTATTATCCTGATGAAATGTTATCGGTTTATAGAGCATCTATTACAGGTCAAACTTTAATAATTGAGGGTAAAAGACTAATAGAAGATGATGATATAGTGACTGTATTCAACTCTCTTGGCCTTACTTTTGCATCATATGACATTGTATTAGATAACCATATTCAGCCAATGGGGAAGCTGTCAGGGGTTAATGACAGTGAGCGCAGAATGATGATATATCAAATGAGCCATGACCATGCCGTATTCAGTCTTGGTAGATTTGCTTTACATAAAAACATTTTACTTGATGACGTGGCTAAAGATATTAGAGTTATAAAATCTATGATGGCTGACGATTCTTATGGCATATCTACTATGGGAAGGGATTCATTATGATAGTAGTTGTAGATTTAGAAAATACGATATCTGATGCTAGACATCGCATGTGGCTTTTAGAATATAATAAAGTTCCAGAAAAATATAAAAATAAAGAATACATTAAACAGTTTCAAGAAAGTTTTGTTGATGATGATATAAACGTTAATGTAAAAATGTTTATTGATTCATTATCTAAGAAAGGTCACACAATCGTTATTCTTACTGCCAAACATGAAAGATATCGCAACATGGTAGCTGAGTGGTTAAGGAAATATGAAGTTAAGTTTGACGTTTTAATAATGAAGCAATCTGCAAGTGAAGAAGATTTAGAATTTAAAAGAAAATATATTGCACTTAACAGAGACGTTATTAGTTTTGCTCTTGATGACGTTGGTAGTATATGTGCAGTGTTTGGGGAATACGGCGTACCATGTTTGAGGATTGAACAAAAATGAAAATAATTATAACTGATACTGAAACCACCGGTTTAACTAAACCTATACCAACTGATTCTCAATTTCAACCATTCTTAACAGAAATATATGCGTGTAAGATTGATGAAAATTTTCAGTTCATTGAAGAGTTTGAAACTCTTATAAAACCACCAATTCCAATATCTGCTGAGATAACTAAAATTACCGGCATATCTGATGAAACATTGATTGGAGCGCCATCTTTTGCAGATGTATACCCTAGTCTATATGACTTCTTTCGAGGTACTGATATAGTAGTTGGTCAGAATATTAGTTTCGATATAAGTGTAATCCATTATGAATTACTTCGTCATGATTGGGATAAGAAATTTTGCTACCCAAAAAGACAAGTATGTACAATTGAGGCAAGTTATCATTATGAAAACAAAAGATTAAACCTTGCAAAACTTCACGAGTATTTATTTGGTGAAGGTTTTGAAGATGCTCATAGAGCAAAATCTGATGTAATGGCAACTATAAGATGTTTTATTGAATTAGTTAAGCGTGGAGATATTGTACTATAATGTATCATTTAACATTAAAATCGGAATATAGTTTTGGACAAACTTTTAGTTTCTTAAAAGAAATTCACGATGATTATTCTCATAATAATGTAATTGGTATTGCAGATACAAACACACTTGGTTTTTATAAACTTTATGAAATGTGTAAGAAGTCTGGTAAGAAAGCGATATATGGTTTGAGGGTATCTGTAGTAAAAAATGCATTAGAGAAAGTAAAACCTAGAGGTCAATTTGGTAAAGAATATATAATCATAGCGAAGAATTATTCTGGATTGCAAGAGATTTTTATGCTTTACAAAATACAATCAAGTGAATCTAATTTTTACTATAGAGGTAATATAAGCGTTACTGATATAGATAATCTTAGTCAGAATGTATTCGTCATTTCTACAGACCCAATAGCTAACCGTCTAGATTATATTGGTGTAAACCATATGACAAGGCCAAAAGTATTAGCTTACGATTACCCAAAATTATACATTGAAAATAATTATTTCTTAAAGAATGAAATGAGAAAAATCTACGAATTAATGGCAGGTAACAAAACAGATAATAAAACGTTCCCACAACACGTTCTATACAGGGATGAGATTCGTGATTTTGGAACTGAATGCGTTGATAATCTTCAAGTGATTGTTGACGGATGTGAAGTTATAGAACTTAAAAAAGCAGAAAATATTAGATATAAAGGTAAAGGTAATATCATAGATTTATGCAAAGAAGGTGCTGTTAGAAAAGATATAGATTTAAACGACCCAATATACAAAGCAAGATTTGATAGAGAGATAAAGCTTTTAGCAGATAAAGACTACGGTGATTATTTATTAGTTGTTGCAGACTTAATAAAAGAATCTAAGAAATTCTGTTTAGTTGGTGGAGGTCGTGGCTCAAGTGCTGGCTCATTAGTTTGTTATTTACTTGATATTACTGAGGTTGACCCTTTAGTACATGGATTGATATTTGAGCGTTTTGTTGATATTAATAGATATGACCCGCCAGATGTTGATACAGATTTTCCAGACAAAGCAAGAAAGAAGGTTGTAAAATATCTTGAGAAAACTTACGGAATAGATAATGTAAAAACTATTTCAACTATTTCAAAATATAAACCTAAAGTTACTATTGGCGAATTTGCTAAACATATGGAAATTCCAAAGTTTGAAACAGAAGCAGTAAAAGATGTAATCATTGAGAGGGCCGGTGGGGATGCAAGGGCATCATTCTGTTTAGAAGATACTTTGTTAGGAACGGATGTAGGCAAAGAGTTCATAGCAAAATATCCTCAAATGATTAATGTAAAATATGCAGAAGGTCATTCTAAACAGAAAGGTAAACATGCTGCCGGAGTAATTGTATGCAATGAACCAATTGTAGAATATTGCGGAATAGATATGAGAGACGGAACTGCAATGCTTGATAAGAAAGATGCAGAGAAACTTAATCTATTAAAGATTGATGTACTTGGACTAAGAACGTTATCAGTATTACAAGATTGTGCTAAAGCTATAGGAATGGATTATAGAGAATATTACAAGCTACCTTTAGATGACGAGAAAGCTTATAAAGTATTCAAGAATAAAAGACTTAACGGTATCTTTCAGTTTGAAGGTGAGGCAATGAAATCTATTAATGATTCTGCGCCTATGGAAAAATTTACTGATATAGTTGCTGCTGGTGCATTAGGAAGGCCGGGAGCATTATCATCAGGTGGTACATCAAGATACGTCCAGCTAAGAAATGGAACTAGAGAGCCATTATATTATTGCCCTGAACATAAGAAGCTAACAGAAGAAACATACGGTATTGTTATCTATCAAGAACAAATGATGTGGATATGCAAAAACGTTGCTGGCATGACTTGGGAAGATGTATCTGATTTGAGAAAAGCAGCGTCTAAATCTTTAGGCGAAGAGTTTTTTGATAAGTATAGAATTAAGTTCGTTGAAGGTGCATGTTCACTTTCTGGTTATGATGAAGAAACAGCTAACAAAGCTTGGCTTGATATAAGTTCTATGGGGTCATATGCCTTTAACAAGTCTCATAGTGTGGTGTATGGTCAAATAAGTTACTGGTGTGCTTACATGAAGGCTCACCATCCGATAGAGTTTATAGCATCGATTCTTAACAATGCAAAAGATGATGATAGTTCATTAAAGATACTTCGTGAATTTTATGAATCAGAAAATTTAATATTCAAACCAGTTGACCCTTGGAAATCAAAAACTAATTGGGAGATTGTTGACGGAACATTGCTAGGTGGTCTTACTAATATAAAAGGTATTGGAACTTCGAAAGCTTTGAATATTATAAGTATGAGAAATGGCAAGAAACCATTCACGCCAGCCATGAAAAATCATATGAACTCTCCTAAAACCCCATTTGACATACTATATCCAGCTAAACACCACTGGGGGGAGCTATACAGAAACCCTATAAAATACGGGTTAAATTCTATTGACTATATAAAAGATGTGGAATCGCCAAGAGATTATGCTATAATAGGTAAAATGATTCATGTGGATGATGTCGATGTTAATGATGTACAATCTATTGCTAAAAGGGGTGGTGAGGTATTGGACGGCCCAAATATGAAAGTTCATGTTAGACTAGAAGATGATACTGGCGTTATGATGTGTATTGTAAACAGATTTGTATATGAGCAATTATCACAAGATTTTCTTAGAGAGAAAGTTGGAGATACTTGGTTTTGCGTTATTGGCAAAGTAATGGCAGGTGCTAAAATATTATTTGTAAAAGAAGTGGCTAACCTGAATAGAGATATAGGGTTGAATGATTCCGAGGAGCAAAGAGAATGAAGCTTCCAGTAAATTATGATGAGCTTAGTATTACTGATAGACGGCTTGTTAGAGAAGAGTACATAAAAATGCAAGATGGTAGATGTCAATATTGCCAACAACCATTAAAATTTCCTATTCCAGAAAAAGCAAAAAGAAATAGGCCGATAAATAAAAATCTGTTTCCTAAAGGATTTTTCAAATGGCCTATACATTTACACCATGACCACAATACGGGAATGACAATAGGCGCAGTTCATAACTATTGTAATGCTGTTCTATGGGAATATCATAACCAATAAGGATTTAAAAGAATGAGATTTGTTACAGTAAGCGGTATAGATAAGTCTGGAAAAACTTCTATCATAGATGCATATATGAAAAGAACTAAATATAGAAATTATCTGGTTGATCGTGACCCAAGTAATTATATGGCTCTTAGTGATATTCAAGATAGAATACAGTCTATGGAACAAGTTGATGACTATATTGGATTTATGGAAGATTTTAAAAAAGGGGTTGACTTAGCGGTATTGCTAACTTGTGAACCTCAAGCATTAGAGAAAAGATTTAAATTAAATCACGAACCAGATTTGGTTGGAGATTTATCGTTTTTGGAACATCAAGCTATGATTAAACATTATTTTCATAGAGTAAAGTATCCAAATTCATTAGAAATTGATACTACCAATAAAACGGTAGAACAATGTGTAAATTTAATTGTAAATAAATTAGGAGAATAAAATGCCACAGAATGATAATCTTGAAGAAAGACCATTACTCGTAAATCTGAAAATTGGTCAAGAACCACAAACTGCATTTTTAAATGCTTTAGATGCGGTTAACGTCAGAATGCTTGACTGTCCAAGTGATGCAGAGCTTATGAGTTATATACCTGAGTTCGCTTCGGGAACTTGGGAAGATAAACCAAAAACTAATTTTACTGTAGTTGAGCGAGCAAAAGTAGTTGATGATTTATTTGCTGGTTATATCTTGCCTACTGCATTAGAAACAATCAAAATGACGTTCATTATTGAAGGTATTGATTTGGTTGATGTATGTCACTTAATTCGCCATAGAACTTTGTCATTTTCTGCACAAGGTACAGGTGACAGGGATATGCGCAATGATGCTGTATTAGTAAAACCTTCTATACAAGGTAACGATAAATATCAGTCAAGATTTGCAAAACTTATGACTGACGCTAAACAGTTATATGCAGATGTGACTGACGATCCTGATATGCCTATTCTTGATGCTCGTACGTTTATGCCAAGATGTACTTCTAATTACTACTATGTATCTGGTGATTTAAAAGCTATCATAGCATTTGTAGGTCAACGTAAAGATGAATCAATTGAACCTGAAACAATGAACATC